TAGCCGAAAATCGGCTTTAACGCCACCTGGGGTGGTGGTTTTGGGGGGCTTTTTCAGCGAATCTTCGTATTCCTTTTTCGCTGCGGTCATCAGGGTGTTGTAGCTCCCCTGAAGGATGCGCCCTTCCTGCAGTGCCTTGTTCAGCTCTTTCTGTTTACTGGTATATTTTTCCAGAGCAGTCTGCGACTTTTCGTACGCGGATTGCGCCTGAGCGGCATAACTAACTCTATCCCGCTCAATTTTGGCCTGAGTTTCTTTCCCCTGAGAAGCCAGAGCCTCAATATCTGCCTGCTGCTGCGCCATTTCTAAGGCAGCACGGGCACGATCAAGAACTTTTTGATACTGCGAACGCAGTGAATCAGATACACCTGAACCAGTCGCGTTTTTATCGAAGTTGGCCTGGGCAATATCAAACTGCTGTTGAGCCTTTTTCAGCAGTTCTGCACCAGTATCAGGACGCCCGATATCAAGTATCTTGTCCCACATCGACTTGAACGCGTCGCCGACGGTGTTCGCCGCACGCTCAAGAGTACCCATATTGCCTTCAATGGCACGGGTCTGCCTTTCAAACCCTTCGGTCGCGGCGTCGTTTGCCGCTTTCAGCGCACCTGCAGCATTACCGGAGCGCTGCAGTTGCGCTACGTGCTCTATTTGTTCAGCCGTCACGTTGTGAAACTGCTGCGCCATGGCAATCAGGCCGGAGGTGGGATCGCTGGTCAGTTTCCCGAACGCTTTGGCCACATCCTCAATTTCCAGACCGCTTTTGTCTGCAAACTCGGTGATGCTTACCGAAAGGCGCTCAAAATTAGCTCCCGCAGCAACACCGGCATTCACCAGTGCAGTCAGCGTACCGGCAGCCGCTGAGAATGTGATCCCGGCGCTGGCGGCAGCCTTACTCACCGTCAGCATTTTTTGCGCTGTCAGCCCTGCAGTATTGCCTGAAAGAACCAGCGTTTTGTTGAAATCAGACAGTTGCGAATTGCTGCGATACCACGAATACATCATCAGCCCGGCAGTCATCGCTACAGCGGCCAGCGCCACGTTGAACGGTGTGATAAATCCTCGTGCCCTGCCGAGGTTTTCCGCGGCGTCAGAAGCGTTATTGAAGCTCTCAGCAAGTTCACCCGCACTTTCACTCGCCTCGTCAGTGGTTTTCTGTACGTCGCCACTGAAACCGAAAAGTGCATCGCGAAGTGCCTGGAACATCGGCCCAAATCCGCCGAAGCTGTCCTTAACCTGCCCGCCCTGCTGGAGCAGGATCAGGAACGGCGACTGGCCGCCGGCCAGCTGTGTGGCGATATCGGTGAACTGCGCAGGTAACATACGAACGGCGTTACTGTATGCGCCCACTGACATACCCGCGCGCCGGGCCGCGGCTTCCTGACGGTTGAACGCCCGGTCGACCTGATCGGCAGTAGCGGTGGCCGCCTTGCCCAGTTCACTGAGCTTCTTTCCGCTGTAAACCAGCTGCTCGTTAAATTTTGGGGAATTCAGATCGAGATTAACGATCAGGTCACCCACCGACTGGGCCATAGCGTACTCCTCCTAGACTTTCAGCAACGGACATCATGGTGTTGTCATCCTGTTCGGTGACCAGCTCAGGAGGATTAAGAAGACTGAAGCTGCCGGGGGTCAGATCAGTGTCCTTACACATGATGGAAATGATGAGATGGCTCAGGCGGGAAAAATGAGCATCCTGCAGATCGTTTTCGAAATACTGTTCTCGGTAAAAACGCCCCCACTCAGCCAGTTCTGAAGATGACATGCCGGCAAGCATCTGGCGCCAGTCCGGGCGTCGAAATTCCCTCGCCAGCTTCATGACAAAATTCAGCTCGCCGGCGAGGACTTTTCCGGCGTGAGCGCTTCGGCTTCGTCCGGATTACCAGGTTGATCCTGTTCTGCTGGCAGCATGTCAGAAAGTGCCTTCACGAACCGGTCAGCAGCACCAATCATGGTGATTGGCCAGCCGGACAAGACATCCTGATAAAGCTGCTCAACATCGCTGTTGGCGGGATCGGCATGCCAGAGCGACATGGCAACAAGTCGGGCACCCTGGCGGATATCCTGCTCCACCAGCAGCGTGTAAAGCGTCTCTTTATCGGCGTCTGTCGGCAGTGCTTTTGCTGCGCTGGAAATGAACTGCAGATGCTCAATACGCTGTAAAGCAGAAAGTTCAAAGAGGGTGATTGTCTGTTCGCCGTATTCAAGCTGGCCGGACTTCAGGAATTTGGACATCTTTTCTCCGTAAGGGGGCTCGCGCCCCCTGGGTTCAGGAAACGGTAACTTTACAGATTGCGATGAACTGGCCGTCACTGGTCATCACTACGATGTCCGCCTGGCCTGCGGCCACGCCCTTAATGGTCAGGACATTGCCAGCCACAGTTACAGTCGCTTTCGCACGGTCGGAAGACGAAGCCAGGAAAGTTTTATCCGTGGCGCCAGCCGGGTTCACCGTGACATTCAGTGAATCGGAGGCATTTACCGCCAGCGCAAGCGTGGTTTTGCTCAGCGTCACGCCAGTCACCGAAGTAACAGGTGTTCGGGTCTCTTCCGCCAGGCTTGGCTTACCGTTGTTGCTGATCTTCACGCTGCGGGTGATCACTTCTTTTGCCGGAATGGTTTTACCCAGGCTGCTGATCCAGCCCTTAAACACGTCAACCGTACCGTTGGGGAATTTAATTTTGTAGGCACGCACATCACCGGCATAGAACCAGTCAACCAGCCCCTGCTGCCCGGATTCACCAGGCTTCCAGGCCAGCACAAAGCTGGTTTCGCCAGCGGACTTTTCACCCTGTGCGGTGTTCGTCCAGTCGGCGTTGGGATCGTCCAGGTAGGTATCGTCATAAGACTCCGCCGTCAGTTCCCCGGGCGTCAGTTCTTTAACCTTCGCCGTACGCGTCCAGTCCGTGTCAGAAAGTGGGTTCGCATAGGGATCGCCGGTACCGGTGTACACCCAGAACGTGGTGCCTGCGCCTTTGACCGGCTCAAGAGGGTTTGGTGTTGGCATAATTTCCTCACATCACATAAGAGATAGAATATTGCAGGTCCGCCGAGCCCCACGTGGCCATTTCGTCGTCGCGCTGGTAGTCGTAGCCCTGGGCAGACATGGTTTCGAGAACGCCGGAAAGCGCGGGAATGCTGACCATGACCGGATAAATGTTGTTTTCCATCCATTCATCCAGTGCCGAATCGGTGTCATCCCCTTTAAGAAAAACTTCGATATGCAGCATGGCGCGCCACATATCTTCGTCAACGGACTCGTCGGTAGACTCGGCATCGGTGAGATATACAGCGACCGCCGGCAGATCCTGCGGGTCCAGTACGGACGGACGACCATCAAACCAGGTCGCCGCCGGGGCGTTACTGGCTTTCAGTGTGTCGAGTACAGTTTTACGAATCAGTGGGTGCTTCATTTCGTGACTATCAGCCTCAGTTGGTTACGAAGGGCCGCGGCCATCTCTTTGGGAAGGTCGGTTTCAGTAAGCCGCTTACTTTCTTCCTTAAACGCAGTGGTCAACGGCGTCGCCAGCGGTATGCTGACCACTTCAACCGGATAACGCGCCCGGGTGGTACGGCGAAGCACATGCCAGCGACCGTTCTTCAGTTGCTGAATGAAGCCGCCGGGAAAGGAGAATTTACCAATACGCAGCACACTGCCGGCACCGGACACATCACGCCTGCGGCGCGAAAGCCTGACGCTGGCAACGCCCAGTTTGATGGCGGGAAGATTGCCTCGGTTAACACGGATAGTCGCCAGCGGCTTGCGGATCGTGGCTTTCTTCAGCCGGGCACGCTGATTAACCAGTTTCCTGGGTACCCTGGTCTGCCCCGCGACGCGCCGGGTGCTGCGGCTGACTGCCCGGGTGGCGACGCGGTTGACAGCCTGGGACGATGCGCGCGGAACCGCTGTTTTACTGATGCTTTCAAGATTGGCGATGGCCTGATCCAGTCCTTTGATGGACATGCTGCCCCCTTATTCAATCCAGATTTGCGGCTTTCCGTTGAACGTTTGCTGACGGGTAATTTTGTACGTTTCACCTTTCCAGATGACGACATCATTCCGGCGCGGTTTCAGTGAATCCGAGAAAATAACGAGGGAAATCCCTTCACCGACCACCGGCCCCATTTCAGCCACGAACAGGCTTTCGATAGCGTCATACCCCGTGCCATTAATCAGCACACGATCGCCCATCTGCCGGACAGTGGCGGCGTCCATGCGCGCCACCATTTGCCGGAACCGGTTAGCCATTCAGCCTTACCGCGACTGAAGTGGCATTCGCGCCGGCAGCTTCCCAGGCCTTCCCGGCTGGTACCGCTCCGGTCGCATCCAGCTGGATTTTCCCGCCTTTGATATAAACCGCCTTGCCCTGGGCGATATCATCAGCGGCCAGTTTTGGCAGGATCACGACGCCGGTCGTGCGTCCGTCGCCGGTTTCGCCGGGGGCGATATCGACGATTGCCACGGCAACAACGTCACTGATTACAACGGGCGCGCCACTGAGGATTGCGGAAGCACCACTGTTCGTGATGGCGATGGTATTGCCATCCTGAAGATAATTTTTCATGCAAGTCTCCACGGCCCCATTACAGAGCCGAATTTCAGACACAAAAAAAGCCCTGACGGGCCACGGGAACTACAAAGGAGAGGTTATTTGCCGGTGGATTTGACCAGCCCGCGGTAATCAAGCGGTGCCACACCCGCGTCGATACGCACTTTGGTGGCCACGCCGTCGGTGGTGAAACCTTCCTGTTGATCGATATACGGAGTATCGACGCCGTTCAGGTAGGCAACCTCGATGGTGTCGCTGCCTTTCTGGGCGGCCAGGTACCACGCTGCAGGATCAGCATCATCCAGTCGCGCTTCTGAAATAATCTGCGCAAAGTTCTGGATCGGGTTAACGATACCGGCGTTGACGTCGGCACCCTTAACGCTGGCAGACTTGATGGTCTGGCTGGCTACAGTTTCAAGCACTGTCGGCACCAGCACGTATGCCGGGCGAATATTCAGCGCACGCTCGCCTTCTTTCTGTACCCGCATCAGCTGGCGCGCTTTATCGAGGCTGGTGACATCGATAGCACCCGTAGAAAGGTTTTTGTGATCGGCGCTGAACAGTGCCTTGCCGTCTGACAGTTTCGGATTTTCAATCAGTACCGCATAAACCAGATCCCCGATGGTGGCTTTTGCCGCACGCCCCATTTTGGTAGGGACGTCGGTGAGCTGGTTCAGGTCATCATTGATAATGGCCTGGCGGGTAATGGAGAAAATCTCACCGTAGGTCGCCAGCGCGATGGTTTCGCCTTTATCGCCGGTGGTCACGTATTTATATTCAGCACCTTCGCGAACCTGGCGCAGCGACGGGAATCCACCCATGCCGACACGATGTGCGGTCTTGAAGTCGCTCAGGCTACCTTTCTTCGTCCAGAGCTCGAAGGTTTCCTCGGCTTCTTCCCAGCCCTGCAGCAGCGCCTTGTTGGCAACGTCCAGCAGGATATTACCGAAATCAGAAGTGCTGTGCGTCAGCGCGAAGCCGACCATCTGCATCGGGTTGTAACTCGCCACACCGATACCGCGTTCGGTCAGGGACATGCGCGCATACTCACGCAGCGTCATACCGTTATAAACGTTATCGCGCGACACTTCTTCGTAACCGGCACGGGCCATCAGCGCCTGGCGGATACCGTCGCCTACGATATTCCCGTTACCCGCATAAATGTGGGTGGTGCTGGTTTTGTTGGAGGGGGTCGCTGTTTTACCGAGTTCCGCCAGCAGCTTGTCTTTGGCCTGCTCAACGGTGCAGTCCAGATCGGCAATACACTGCGCCTGCAGGTCCTGGTGGCGATTGCCGAACATGGCAAACAGATCATTAATGCCGTTGAGCCGTTCACGCTGTTCTGCAATCACCTGAGCACGAATGGTATCAGCGTTTACCGGATTCTGCGGTGCATCCGGCTGCGCGGGGGTTTGCGGATCACGGCTGGCGGTGTTGCGCGGCGGGGTGACCATATTACGAATGCTTTTTGGCATCTTCTCAAATTCCTCAATACGTTTTGAATGGATACAGGCCATCGCCTGCAGTGAAGGGGTCACCTGGTCGGCAAAACCCTGAGCCAGGCACTCTTCGCCGGTAAGCCAGGTTTCGTCTTCCAGCATGGCGGCAATCTCATCATGAGATTTTCCGGTTTTGGCCGCGTAGGCCGGGATAAGAACGCTTTCGACTTTGTCGAGCAGATCGGCATAGTCGCGCATATCTTCCGCATCGCCGCCCGCAAATCCCCATGGCTTGTGGATCATCATCATCGTGTTTTCCGGCATGATGACCGGGTTACCGACCATGGCGATCACCGAGGCCATTGAGGCGGCCAGGCCATCGATATAAACCGTGATGGCGGCACCGTGGAACTTCAGGGCATTAAAAATGGCGATGCCGTCGAAGACATCGCCACCCGGCGAGTTGATGTGCAGTTTGATGTGGGTGATATCACCCAGCGCTTTCAGGTTGGCAACGAACTGTTTTGCCGTTACCCCCCAGTAGCCAATTTCATCGTAGATGTAGATCTCCGCCTCGCTTTCCGCGCTGGCCTGCATACGGAACCAGCTATTTTTTACGCTGGCTTTCGGGCGGTTCATTACCCGGTTTCGTTTCCTGGACACTGGTGTCTCCTTTGTCATTTGCCGGGTCTGTGTCGAACACCAGCCCCTGTTTACGGTTTTCATCAACCTCTGCTTTACGGCGACGTTTTACGTCATCCGGATTGGCACCGCGTGCACGAACCCACTCGCTTTCCGTGGCCGCACCGCCGCGCAGCAGCAGTTTCCACGCTGTCGCCTCTTTAACCGGGTCGATCCACGGCATTACCGGTCCGGAGTAGACGGCGTTATAGAGCGATGCCTTATCCACGCCGCGCGGCAGTTCGATTTCCCCGGAAGCGACAGCCATCTTCAGCCACGCGCGGTACATCGGGCGGGTGATCGCGGCAATAAATGCGTCCTGGAGGATGAGATAGCCTTCAGTGGACTCAACCAGCTCCTGGCGCTGGGCACTGTAGGTACCGTCATAATTCCTGGCGATGCTGGAGAAACTGCCGCGCGAACCCGCAGCAACTGCACGCAGCTGGCCGTTGCGGAACGTTTCGAGGTTGGGATTGGGTCGGTCTGATTTGATCATCCCGATGTCTTCACCTGGCCGCAGATCGTCAAACAACATGCCGGGCTCAATATTAAGCTCTCGTGAGCCACTGCCAGCGTCTTCAGGATAGGACTGGCCGTCCCCTTTTTTGATAAACATGCCCAGCGCGGCAGCGATGCGCGCGGCGGTCAGTTCGGCGTCCTCGTATTCCTTCAACGCAGACAAACGCATCATTACGCCTGCCAGCAGGGAGTTACCGCGTAACTGATGCAGGCGGCGCATGAACTTCAGGTGCAGCATGTTTTCAGCGACGATATCTTTGGTGTCGCCCAGCAGCATCCCTTCAGCGGGCATGTTGCGGTACACCAGATATTTCACCGGGCGTCCCCAGTCGTTCAGGTAGATGCCCTGGCTGAGTTTCTGGCTGGTATCGGTTTTTTCCAGCGGGACAAAATCCGGCTCCAGCGCCTCCAGCCAGAACGGGATGCCCGCCACCGGTGAAAGCCCGTTTCCGGTACCGCTTACCAGCTGGGCAAAGACTTCGCCGTCCCGTAGCCAGGTCCGCGCCATCAGGCGCTCCAGTACAGGCCGGGTAAACTGCCCTGTCACGTCAGGGGATACTGACCATTCCGCCCATTTTGCACGGATTTGTGTGGCAAGCGTGTCAGCCAGCTGACCGTTTGCCAGCAGCGGTTGTGGCTCCACAATGATGCCCTTCGCGCCGACGATACGTTCCTCCAGCTTATCGAGCACGCCAATCACCAGATCGTGATTGCAGTCCAGCCAGCGTGCCTGCTCTCGCAGGGAGCGCCCACCAAACTGGGTCAACTGGTTGGCGGTGCGGTTTTCGCGCCGGGCGCGGTGGGTGCGCGTCGGCATAACCGCCTCATACGCCTGGATCACCATCCGGGAACGCAGCCGCGCCGCTTTCCAGCCCGGAGAGAACAGGCCGATTGCATTATCCAGCAGGCTCATCGCGGAAACCTCGCCAGCTTAAACCCGCCGGAACAGCGGCCCGCGGTGGCTGCAGTTGCCGATGCCAGTTTGCGCTCCCACTCCTGGCGGCCTTTACGGATTTCACTGAGGTTTTCCATGGTCATCTGCTGGCCGTTAAAGGTGATGGATTTCCCCTGAAGAACAACCAGCTCCGCCTCGGTGTAGCGGTCGACCATATTCTGAATATCGTTAAGCTTCACACCCAGCCTCCTGATGATGATGGTGCCCATACCGAGTCACGGGATGGTTTAGTCTTCGGTTGAGATACTGCCGGTACCGGCTTAGCAACTGCTGCCACAACTGGTGATTCGTTTGCCACTTCAGCCACCAGCCAGTTGTCGCGGCGCGCCCATTTCGGCGCATCAGGCCACTTAATCTTTTCGTAACCGTGCAGAATGACCAGGGCATGCGCATAAACCATAAGGTCAAACGCCTCATTAGCGCCCTTACCGGGCTTCGTCCATTTACCATCAGGGGAACGCTCCTCATAGGTCAGTTCGTCGTAGAACCACTCCCCCAGCCAGTCGGGGAAATGAACATAGTTCGGCCCGGGAACATCACGCCACAGGGCGTTATTGATCCGGTCCTTAAGCGCGTTGGTTTGCAGAAGATAGAGCGGAACATCACCCGCCGCCTTTGCCCGGCGGGAGGAGCGGCCGGTATTGTCGGGATACGTTCGGGTGATAAGTTTTGCGCGCGCCTGGCTGTCACCCTTGAACAACCATACCCGGCGTTGCAGACCATCCCGGCGACAGCGCCGCCAGAACTCATAAGCGTTATCCGTAACTCCGTCTTCGCCGCCGGAGTCCACGGCCATCGCCATCAGGCTCATGCGTTTTCCTGGCTCACCTTCGATCGCCCAGGTTTTATCAAGCACGTCAGTGCGCAGCAGTTCCCAGTCCTCCGGGTAACTTGCCGGATCGATATGAAAACTTTCGCCGTCGGCGTTGGTACGCAGGGACTGAAGAATGTTGTAGCGGTCAACTATCCACCGCTCACCCTGCGCGCCGTAACCCACGACCTGAACAACAAAACGGCGGTTGCGCCCGCCCTGAACGTCAACCGTGGCAACAAGGAACTGGACACCGGCTGGCACCCGGCGCTTTTCCACCGGCTCTGCGCGCTGCTGCAATGCTTCGCCCTTGCGCTGGTTCAGCCCGGAGCGCGGAAGATACGGAAGTCCCCAGTCGGTATTGATGACTGTCTTGAGGGTTTCTTCGCTGCCCGTGACCTCGTAATCCTGCTCCGCCGTCAGCAGTTTGTAGACAAGCTGCGCCCACGTCTGATACGCCGCTGCGGGTCCCTCCATCCAGAACGAGGCGATGCGGGAACGCCGCGCCTCGCCGGTGATATTGCCGTCGCGGTCTATATGCTGGCCTTCGCGTAACCACACACCCTTCAGGTTGAGCGTACGCTTCATGTCTGCGGTGATTTTGCCGCTGCAAGCCGGGCAGCAGATATGCGCGGCTTCACTGGCTTTAACGGTGTCACTGATTTCGCGATAGCCAGTCATGGCATGCATTTCTGGCTGGAAATACTCGCCGCAATGCGGGCAGGGCCAGTACCAGCGTCGGCGATCGCCGCGGTTGTATAACGCCAGAACGCCTGTTGTCGGCGGTGCTTCATGAGGCGACGTGCGCCGCCATTTGGTGTCGATGATGTCGCGCCCGGGTGAGCTTTCCACCAGCGTCATGCCGGACGACATAAAAGTGGTGGTACGTTTTGAAGCCAGCGAAAACGCATCACCTTCACCGTCAATATCTTCCGGGAAGCGATCATAGTCGGTCAGCGCCACGCACTTATAATCCGAGGAAGACATGATGTTTACGGACGGCCAGCCAATCTTCAGGTAGTTGCCTGCCCGGAACGTGCGATCGTGAACGTTATTATCGTTACGCCGGGGACTGAGCCGGCTCTTTACCTCAGGACTACAGCGAAATGTACGGTCAAGACGCTTTTTCGAGTGTTCGCGCGCCTTCTCTTCCGTCATCTGTATGATCAGCATATCGGAGGGATCGCACACCACGTTGTAGACCACCCAGCCATCAATCAGGCCAATGGTTTTACCGGTTCGCGCCGGACCAACGAACACGACAGCATCATATTCGCGTGATGCCAGGCAGTTCATTGGCTCAATAACATAGGGTGCAAGGTTCGGGTCCCACGGGACCGAGTTACCAGCCCCCATTGGGACACGCATATATTTACTGACCGCCTCGGCCACCAGCATGCGTCGCGGGGCTCGAAGAATTCCAGGCATATCCCTGCGGATACCCCTTGCGGATGCCCGCTTCGCCATCAGTCCTCCTCAGGCTGGTCCTCCTCCGGTTCGGCGTCCAGAACGCGCTGGGCTATCTGGTCGCGTAGATCATCAATGACACTCTGCACGCGGGCGACGGCTGCCGGCGATAATGCGCAGTCACGCTCCAGGATGTCGGGTAACGTTTCCAGAACCTGAACCACGGCTTTAGACATGACAGCAAATTCGCGTGCCACCTGCTCCGCCGGTATGAGCTGCCCTGTTTCCTGCTCGAACTTGATCCGCTCGTTCTCCGCTTTCCAGTGTGCCAGGCGGTCAGAAGGTGGCATTTCCTCAGTGCTCCCAGACACCGTTGGCACCATCAGCTCCGTCAGGACGTCCGTTACCAGATAGAGTTTCAGTTTGCTGTTGCTGCCGGGCGCTGGCTCGACGTTTTTCAGCCTGGCGGCTACCGTCTGGCGATGCACATTAGTGATCCCGGCGAGCTGGTTAATGTTGAGCTTCAGGGAAGCGATTTCCTGGTCCATGATGGTGAACACTTTTTAACCGTTTCGACATCTTCGCAAATCGCCGATACGTTAAATCAGCAACTTGCCCACATGATGATGATGACCACAGATTTCAAAAACCAGCCGTTTTCCGCGTGCCCGCCGCCTCGTGGCTAAGGCACCCTCCGGGAGGACCCGTTTAAATGATAATAATTATTAATTACAATCATCAAATCGATCATTTAGCCGTCTAAATGTCCATCTCCGACCAGTGAGGCATTAGAAGCCCGGGTGCACACGGCCTTCGGGGTTATTCGGATTGGTGGTGGCCCAAGCGGTCCCGGCGATGGCGTTAGTGTTACTGCTATTGTGCTGCTCCTGGGATGTGAGTTTGCCATCAGCAGTCAGCCAGATGCGCTCTCCATGCTGCCATGTTTCCGCCGCCACCTTGGGCGGAGTGAATACGCCCGTCATCATGAGAACGCCCTGACCATCTATCGGGATATCATGCTGAGTGATACCAACGATAGTGAGGGGGTTACATGTTGAACGTCGATATCAGCAATAACACTGAAATTGTATGAAGCGTTTTCGTGATCAAACCCTGCATTTCTAAGACAGCAGCTAGTGTATAAACCTACTGCGGACTTTGAAATGCAACATAACCCATAGAAAATCAGGATCTTATATGACTTACATCCAAGTAATACTCGCAAAGTCACTTAAAGAAAACAAAGCTCGATTAATGGATAAATATACGGATTTAAAAAATGCAATAAAAGAGCATTGCGAATGCGAAACTCTCAAAGACTTCGTAACCGTTGAGGATGAAAATGGATTTATAGTATTAAGATTTGATGATATTAAACTTAACTTAAATGGAATTTATCGTTACGGGCTCGATGAGAATTTTAATGTAGGGTTAATTATCAACTTCTACAATGATGATGATTATATTTCAAGCGTTGTTCTAACCCATACAGGTAAAGCAAAAATTTATGTAAAAGGATATGATGAAGAATTCGAATATGATCACGACGACGAACGCGTTCCCTTACAAATACTTAATGTTTCGCTTAACTCTGCTTATAACCAAAAATTAATTAATCTTTAATTTCTTATAAGCCCGCTAGAAAGCTGCTTTGTACCAGGCCTGCCAGCGATAGATATTTAGCCTTAAATGTCGCAAGCATTCGGCATTTTCAATATCCGCTTGTAGGTCTTCATCACTATTTGTGCCTGCATCACTCGCCCTGCACGGTTCCTGCATCAAATCCGCTGATGGCGTTGGCAGCGTCGACTGCACGCTGGCGCAGCCGCACAGACTCATCATCAAACTTACACACAGTACGGTTCGGATCCTGGACATATTTCACCACGTCGCGGGTTATGGTCCGGTAAATCACCTTTGCTTCGGCACTGGCCGCAGCGGCTTTTTTCTCTACCGGCTGGATGGCTTTCTCGGCCTTATCTTTCTTATCCGCCGCCAGCGCGTTGATATGGTCGGCGTGGGCATTCCATCCGGAACGCCAGGCGATAAGCGCCGTCGCCGAAAGACTGACCACCAGCGCCAGCAAAGCATATCGCCATTTCATACCAGCGCACTCCGAGCCCGGTTGTAACGCTGACGGCGGTCTTCAAGCCCGTTTTGTCCGCCGTTAATGATTTGCGTGACGCGGGCCAGGTCGCCGGAGTAAAGCAGGCAACCGCTGGTGGCATAAAACCATGCTGCCGAACGCGCCGCGTTGCGATCCTGCTCCAGCAGCTCAGGGCTGGTGACCAGGTCGAGTTTCAGCGCGGTACCGCATTTTGTGTCAACGTGC